ATGGCTGGCGCAAAAAATTTTGTTTTATCTCTTAGTGGTGGATTAAAAGAAGAGTTGGATACCAAGATTCGTGAGTCTGCTTATGGGCGAAGTACGGAGATTGCGGCTTGGTTAGAAGAGCAAGGAGTATCAACTAGTAGAAGCGCTGTGGCAAGGTATGAACAGGCTTTAAGAAAGTTTGATGGCATTAATGATATTGGTGGTTCAATGAATGCTGTAGTTAAATCATCGGTACCAGGTGGTGAACTGGCGATGCTGTTTCAAGAACTTGGTGAACTCGAATATCGGCGGGCTGAATTGCTGGATCAAATTCGGGATCTAATGGAATGAACCAAGGGCGCACTTAGCGCCCTTTTCTTTTTGAGCAGAATTATGTGTGAAATGAGCAATCCTCTTTAAAAGTTCATTTTAAGACTATTGAAATGAGCATTAGAGCGCGCATTGCAAAAAGACTTTAAAACCGCTTTAAACCTTTAAATCAATCGCCGATGTCTTTGGCGATGTGAACTACCTGACCCACCACATCAAACTGGTGCTGTTCCTGTTTTGGAATATCCACTGGGCTATAAAAAGCATTGTCGCTTATCAGTCGCCATGTTCCTAACATGGATTGGTAACGCTTCACAAAAAGCTCATCACCATTCCTGAAAATATAGATGTGTCCATCTTGCGGCTTGTTCCTAGCCATGTGAACCACTAGCGTGTCATTGTTGTGGATCGTAGGCTCCATGCTGTCGCCCTTTGCCCACACGATCGCCAAATCCTTTTCGTTGAACCCTCTATAGTTCAGCCACTTACGTCGAAACGCAAGATACCGAGTTGGTTCCATATTCTCTGGGTTAAGTGCGCCGTGACCTGCTGAAACCTGTATTCGATAGCCAGGTATCATCACGAACTCATCCATTAGACTCGGCATCGCATATTGCTTTGCGGGTTCTTCTACGCCTGATACCACATGCAGCTTGCCAGTAGCTAGCCACTCAATTGACACATTCGCTTTCTCGGCAAGAGTGATCAGATTTTCGAGCGTTGGGGAACTAGCGCCGGACAAATAATTGTGCAGCGTGCTGTATGAAATCCCAGTCTCTTTGGCGAAAGCTCTACCGCTCTTCCCACCTAGAACATTGAGCAACCTCTCAGAAAAAGTAGTTCCTTTTCCCTGTTCAGGAAAAGGAACTGAGTTCCCATTCCCTTCTTTTTGTTCCTTTTCTTGATAACTCATTGATTGTAAACGCCTTAAATTGGTTTAAATAAAGGATCAGCAAGAACAACAAAAGGAACAACTTTTAGTTGACTAGTTCCTTTTATTGATCAAAACTGTTCCTAAATTAACTAAGTGAGTCAACTTAGTGAACTAACTAACTGTCAATGATGGCAGAAATTTCGAGGAATAGGAATGGAGCGCACAGATTTACACCGAGCAGACATCATTGCCGCGCTGAAAAAGAAAGGCATTTCAATGAGCGCTTTGAGTCGTGATAACGGGCTTGCATCCACAACTTTAGCTAATGCGTTAGAGCGTCCTTGGCCGAAAGGCGAACGCATCATCGCGGAAGCTCTTGGCATGCAGCCTTGCGAGATCTGGCCAAGCCGTTACCCAGACTTACGTAAAGCGGGGTAACTGCCATGGAATGGTTCGTTATTAAGGATCTTATTGGTCTTTCCGACATGCCAGCCACAGAACGTGGTATCCGCAAGCATGTAGAACAGCTAGCGGAAGAAGCAGGCGTTGAGCGCCGCAGAAGACAAGGTTCAAAAGCCTTTGAATACCCAGTAAGCATTTTGTCACCCAAGCAACAAGCCGCCCTCCTAAAGAAAACGGGCAAGGTCAAAGTTGGTGAGCAAGTCATCAACCTGCCAAAAGCAAAGGCAGAGAAAACCTATTGTCGCGAAGCGCTGTGGGCATCGTGGGGTAAAACCAACGACAAAACCAAGCAGAAAGCACAACAGGCCTTGCGCTGCGTTCAAGCAGTGAAAGCGTTGGAACAAAACGGCATCAACCGCATGCACGCATACCAAACCGTGTGTGATGAATACGGAATCCCACTTTCAACGCTGCGCCGTCACGTTGCCAAAGTGAAAGACATTGACGAATGCGACTGGCTACCTGCGCTGCTCACCAAGCACTTTGAAACCGCGCAACTGCGCAAGGTGGAACACTTTGCCCACATCACGCCAGAGGCTTGGGAGTTCTTCAAAGGTGATTACCTTCGCCTGGAGCGCCCAACCATGAGCGTGTGCTACGAGCGCCTAAAGAAAGTGGCAGTGCAAAACGGCTGGGCAATCCCAAGCCTGAAAAGCCTAAGCCGCCGCCTAGAAGCCGAAGTGCCTATCCAAGCGCGCGTCATGCTGCGCGAAGGTGAGCACGCCTTGCACCAAATGTTTCCGCCGCAAGAGCGCAGCGTGCTTGAGCTGCATGCCCTCGAATGGATTAACGGAGACGGCTACCAACACAACGTGTTTGTGCGTTGGTTCAATGGCGAAATCGTGCGCCCTAAAACATGGTTCTGGGCTGATGTTTACAGCCGCAAGATTCTGGGTTGGCGCTGTGATCTCAGCGAAAACACAGACAGCATCCGCCTCAGCTTTATGGATGTGATCGAGCGCTACGGCATACCCAAGCACATCACCATTGATAACACCCGCGCGGCGGCAAACAAGTGGATGACGGGCGGCGTGCCGAATCGTTACCGCTTCAAAGTAAAGCCGGACGACCCGAAAGGTCTGATGACCATGTTAGTCGGTGAGCGAAACATCCACTGGACAAGCGTGATCCTCGGTAAAGGTCATGGTCAGGCTAAGCCCATCGAACGTGCGTTTGGTGTGGGTGGACTTGAAGAGTACATCGACAAACAACCGATTAACGAAGGTGCTTATACAGGCCCGAACCCAATGGCGAAGCCTGAGAACTACGGCGACAAAGCCATTGACGCGGACGTGTTCCTAAAGTCCATCGCTCTCGGTGTGGAAATGTTCAACCAAAAGAGCAGCCGCAATAACGAAGTGTGTCGCGGCTTTATGAGCTACGAAGAAGCGTTTAACGCCAGCTACCAAAGTGCGCCGATTAAAAAGGCCACCAAAGAGCAGTTGCAAATGCTGATGCTATCGGCGGAAGCCTGTCGCGTATCGCGTCACGGCACCATCACGCTCGATGCGGGTGGCACGTTGGCAGGTCGCAAAAACCGCTACTTCAACGAGGTCATGATGAACTACATCGACCAAAAACTGGTGGCACGTTTTGACCCTATCAAGCTGCACGAGTCGGTAGAGATCTACACCCTAAACGGTGTTCACCTCTGCACTGCTGAGTGCGTTGAAAAGGTTGGCTTCGGCGATACCCAAGCCGCGAGAGAGCACAAACGCAAGCGCACCCAGTTTACCAAAGCGAACAAAGCCGCCGCCCAAGCGCAGCGTGAAATGAGCGCATTGGAAGTGGCCGCGATGATGCCAGAGCCAGAAGAAGAAGTGATCCCAGAAGCGAAAGTGGTCGAGCCATACCGCCCGATTGCCTTCGGAAACACCGCCGCCGCGATTCGCCCGCAAGAGCAAATCGAAACGGAAGAAGACTTAGAAGCGAACTACCAAGCCAGCGTTGCCAGCCTGATGGCTCAACGCCTGAAAAACCGACTTTAAACCACCGTTAAACGGAGATAAAACCCATGAAAAACGTCGTTGCCTTACAGAAGGCGGAAGTCAAGAACACCACCGTGGTGATGGATATTAGTGCCTTGATTGAAGCGAAAGCCGTCACAGGTGCGCAAATCGCCAAAGAGATCAGCGTATCTCCTGCCACGCTAAGCCAAATCATGAAAGGCACCTACGCGGCAGACCCAAGCAACGTGATCGATAAGTTGGAAAAGTGGCTGCGCATGCGTGAACAGCGCCAGTCTACCCCGAACGTCAACCCCGGCTTTGTTATGACAGAGACGGCCAAGCAAATCATGGCTGATCTGACTTACGCGCAAATCACCGAATCCTTCGCCGTTATCTTTGGTGCAAGTGGTGTCGGCAAAACCGAAACCGCGCGTGAATACCAACGCAGCAACAACAACGTGTGGATGATTACCGCAAGCCCAAGCCGCGCAAGCCTGACTGAGTGCCTGTATGAACTCGCGATGGAACTCGGCCTAGACCAAGCACCACGCCGCAAGGGTCCGCTATCACGCGTTATTCGCCAGCGCCTGCTTAACAGTGAGGGCCTAGTGATCATTGATGAGTCAGACCACCTTGATTACCCAACCCTAGAAGAGCTGCGCATCCTGCAAGAAGAGACAGGCATCGGCATGGCACTGCTCGGCAACAACAAAGTGTACACCCAACTGACAGGCGGACGCCGCAATGAAGACTTTGCACGCCTGTTCTCACGCATCGCCAAGAAGCGCGGCATTCACAAAGCCAAGAAGTCAGACGTGAAAGCCATCGCGCAAGCATGGAACGTCATGGGTGAAGAAGAACAAGCGCTGATGCAGCAAGTCAGCGAGCGCCCAGGTGCGCTGCGTCTGCTCACCAAAACCCTAAAGCTCTCTGTGATGTACGCCAACGGCAAGGCGATGGATACCACCCTGCTGCGCAAAGCCTTCGCAGAACTAACAGCCAACGAGTGAGGAAGTTATGGCCAGCAAACGAGCAAACAAATATGTGTTTCGCGGCGCGGTTGGTTTAACAGCTATCGCCCGTGAACACGGCAACGGAATGCTACCGCAAACACTCAGACAACGAGTTTGTCGCATGGGGTTAAGCATCGAGGAAGCATTAGGTATTGAGCAGCTAATCGGCGTGCGCAAACCAGATTTACTTCATCCACTTTGGAAACTGGCGCTAGGCATGGCGGCATAAGGAAACGTGATGAGCAATATCAGATATGAGTACCAAGGGGCCAAAGGGCTGAAAGAAATATCAGCCCTAACAGGCATCCCAACTCCGACTTTATCGGCGCGTATTAAACAGCTCGGCATGACAGTTGAGCAAGCGGTTAACCACCAGAAAGGCGTTTTCTTTAAGGCAAAACAGCATGAATACCAAGGCTTGGTTGGCATAGCTGAGATTGCTCGTCATTACGGCATCCCTGTTGGCACGCTTTATTACAGAGTAAAAGGCAAAGGACTTTCGATTGAAGAAGCGCTAGGTGATGCAGTTTTTCAACAGCCAGCGCCAAACAAGAAGGCACCAGTGGCAATCAAGCGGGTATGCAAAAAGCACGGCACAACCAAGCCTGATCTGCTTCACCCACTTTGGAAACTCGCATTAGGCATCGCAGCATAGGACAGCACCATGAACAAGCATGAAATCTTACTCAAAGCGGTTGGCCGCTTGAACTTCCACCACTGCTTTGTGCTACGCACCAACAGCGTAACCAAAATGCCAGTGATTGAAATCACTAAACCTTACGGCGCTATCGCTCAGCGGCTTATGCGCGATGCCGTGGAAGTCACCGAGCTGCGCCACGGCACGCTCAACAAAATGTATGTCACCAAGTTCTGCGGGTGCCTCGTTCGCTGGTGGTCAAGCGAGTGCCAGCAGTATGTCGGTAACACAGTGATTAATTCACAAGAGAACCAGCACCTAACTCTTCAGATGAGGAAGCAAGCATGAAACAGGCAAAAGTAGTTATCACTATCAACGATAAAGGCAACGGGAAGATTGAGTTCGCATGTCAATGCGAAAACGGAAGCTCAAACACAATCAATGGATTAGCAAATCATATTGCCGAAGATCTGCCCGTACACGTTCACAAAGCTGCCATTGAGTTTTACAACAAGAAAGGAAATAAAAATGCAATCCACTAACCCACAAGCAGGCTTTCGCACTAACAACCTTGGTCACTTGGTGCCTGAGAGCCAAATCAAAGAGATCGACAAACTGCGTGATGAAGTCGTGCTCGATATCGTTGCCAAAGCGAAAGCCACACAGCAGGCCATGGCCGCATTCAAAAGCGAAGCAATGGCGCAGGTCGCCGACTTTGTAGACCTTTCCGCCGAAGAGTTTGATGTGAAGTACGGCGGCGTAAAGGGCAATGTCACCCTCGTCTCGTTCGATGGCAAGTACAAAATCCAGCGCAGCATTGGTGAGCATCGAATTTTTGATGAACGCATTCAAGCGGCCAAAGCCAAGATTGACGAGTGCATTACGCGCTGGTCGGAAGGCTCAAGCGATCAAATCAAAGCCTTGGTTGAGCTTGCATTCCGCGTCAACAAACAAGGCCACATCGACGTTAACCAAGTGCTGAGCCTACGCCAGCTCAACATCGATGACAAAGACTGGATCGAAGCGATGGACGCCATTGCAGACTCCATCAAAGTGGTGGGTAAAACCCCTTATCTGCGCATCTATGAGCGCGATGCAAACGGCGGTTACAAACAGATCGCACTCGATATCGCCAAGCTCTAAAGGTGCCGTATGGGGATTCTGCTCACAACCCAATACGGTGAAGTGGTACTGAGCCGCCATGCAGTGGATCGCTGGCGGCAAAGAACTGAGCGCAGTCTCCCTGAGTTAGTCGCGGCGGTCGCCACAGCGCACCGCCCATCGAAAAGGGAATTGCGAAAAATACAACAGCGTGACGGCTTCCAACCCAAGCGAATACTGGAATGCGAACACGCTTACTTCATCATCGAGAACCAAGTGATCGTCACGGTTTATCACAAGAAGAAGGACATCAACCATGCATAACGAACTGCAACGCCCATTCACTTCAGTTCACTCACGTAGCGCGATTGAGCGCGAAATTGAAATGGCTGAAACCTTGATTGAACAAGAACAGAAAGGCACCGCCTTTCCTGATAGCACCTTTGAAGATGGCTATATCGCCGCGCTTAACTTTGTGCTCAATCGCGAAGGTTCAAACGTTCGCGAAGAGTTTGAAGGGCTAATGGAGGAGTTGAAATCCCGTGGAGAAGCCGCTTGATGTTCACCCCGAAAGCAAGGCGGAAGAGCTGATCGAGTATCTGAGGCACTTCGGGCGCTGGACAAGAGAACAGGCCATCGCCCACGCCGACAAACATTGTGGAGAGTGGCGCACCACGCCAGTACCACAAGCCAAACACTTTGAATCCATCGCCAGCGATGAAGAGGACATAGAAGAATGAGCGAACTAAAAAGCCAACCCATCACAAAAGAGATGTGGCAGCAAATTGAAAAAGAAATGTCAGATGGCTGGGTAAACATCGTGTTTGCCTATAAAGGCCACGAACTGACGGTTAACCGTGTGCGCGTGTCTGAATCGAAAACGTGTCTGCAAGTGTATATCGATGGGTTCATCAAAGGTGAATGGGTTAGCTTCAGCGGTGATAAAGGTTTCAGTGATAAAGCACCTGCGATCCTGCCTGACGTTTGGGGTAAGAAAACTAGGGCGAAATACAACAGAAGGTTCAAGGAGACAATGACCAGAATATGGGGCAAGCGTGGAGTTAAAAGAGAATACCCAGACCTTGATGATTCATTGGTATTTCATATCCCCAACTTCTCCAAAGCTTCAGTGCTCTGCCGCCAGTATAAAAAGCTTGAAGGCATTGAGTTGGTCAGCGCGCACTTTGTGAAAGCGGAGGGGCTATGAAACTCTGCCGCTGCCCGATTTGCCACAGCAACATCACCCTTGATGCGCTGATTGCCGATGATGCAGGCCGCGAGCTGCTAAGCCTAGTCGCCCAACTGCCGGACTTTGTAGCGCGCCCAATGATGGGTTACATCAGCCTGTTTCGCCCTGCAAAGTCTGACCTTTCCAACAGCCGCGCCCTGCGGCTGATTGGTGAAGTGTTGGAGCTGTACAAGGCTGACCACCTACTAGCAAGCGCGCTGATTGAATGCACCACCAAGCTGCGCGAAAAGCGCCAACAGCATGGTGATTCAAAGCCACTGGCAAACCACAACTACCTAAAGAGTGTTTATAAAACCTTGGCGGTACGCAACAACGTGGCGGTGAGTGAGCCAACCGCAAACAGTGAAAAGGCCGAGCCACCAAGAGAAGACGTCAGCGCGTGGTACGTAGAGCGCGCAAACCAAATGCTCGCCCAAGGCAAAGACCCGCTCGGCGAGAAAAGCCCCATCGCAGCCAAGCTGCGTGAACTTGGATGGAAAGCGTAATGAAAATTCGAATCAAAGATTTACACAAAGAACACAAGGCAGTTCGTGCTGCGCGATTGATGGCAAAGGTTTATCAGGAGCATGAAACCATGATGCCAGCGTGTGAAATTGTTTATGAAGAGTTTCCAGAACTTACGCCAGAGCAGGTTATGTGTCTTTGGTTGGGTGTGAATGCCGAATCTCAGAAAGATGCATTAGAAGAGTAAGCGAAACAAGCAAGGTTCGCCTTGCTTGTCTGCCTAGCGTGGTTGCTAGGCACTGATGAGCAGCCAAGGGAGTTTTTATTATGTTCGGTGAATACACGCCACTAATGAAAGCAGGATTATTGCAACGCCGCATTGCAACGGGAAAGGCGCGCCTTTGTCCTGAGCTGGGGCTTGAAAAGTGGTGTCCGCACTGCGCTGAGTTCTGGCCGCAAGATACGCTGTTTTGGTCGCCCTCATCGCGTGAGGCGGACGGCCTGCAAACTTGGTGCAAAGCTTGTCAGCTCGAATACAAAAACAGCCGCAAAGCGGCTTGAGGGTGGAAATCATGCAAGTTACCTATTACACAACGCGAGACGGAGATCCTTGGGGTCTTTTTATCAAAGGCCATGTAGAAAAAGAAACAGCGTTATCCGCTTTTAACGCTGAAGCTGAAAATCGTGGTTTTGAGCCAGTTACTATTGAACAAATTGAACATACTTTCGGGGCGTTCGATAAAACTGACAGTGAGTTCAATTTCCACATCACGACAGAGAATGCAGCAGAAGCACTTCCAATCACCTATGTTGACGGTGAAGTCTTAGAGCTTCAGTGTTAGTGAGGTGGCAAAATGTCAAAGCTCCTTAAACTTGTACAAATCGGTAAGCGCGAATTGCAACTAAGCGATCAAGCTTATCGAGATTTGCTTGAGGAAGTCACAGGCCAGCGCAGTTCGCGCGGCCTGAACGATTTCAAGCTCAGCAAAATGGTGGATAGAATGAAGTCGCTCGGCTTTGTTCCACAAACCAAAAGCACTCAACCACAGGCTAAGGCCACCAAGCCAAGAGCGTTAGAGGTCACCAAGCTACGCGCGATTTGGATTACCATGCACAAGCAAGGCTTCGTGAAGAACGGCAGTGATGCCGCGCTGGATGCTTACGTAAAGCGCATGACCAGCATCACCAATGGCGGTAAAGGCATTGAGCGTGCAGCGTGGCTGAAATCAGAAGAGGCTTATGTTGTGCTTGAGTCTCTAAAGCGTTGGCACTACCGTTTGATGTCGGAGGCCATTGTTGCAGCGGGTGGTCGCATTCCATCCAATGACAACTGCACAGGCCCAGCGGGTTATGATAAGTTGGCGTATTATTATCAGCATGATTTTATGCGTTGGTTAGAAAAGAAAAAGGAACAACAAAATGACTATATATGAAATATTAATCTCTATCATCGTTGGTTTGATCGGTGCTATCCCTCTGTTTAAGTTAGGTGGAAAAGTTGGCGTCGATATCGGCGGCGGTGGCTTTGCTCTGTTGGTATTGCTGCCTATTCTTCAGCTGCCTTTTCTTTATTACATCGCCTTTAAAAAGGCAGGCGACTCAGTAAAGAAAGAGATGGTGATCTCTGAAGAGGATAAGCAAAAAAATGCACAGGCTTGGAAAAGCTAAACATGCCCCGCGCTGATCGCCTCAGTTACACTACAAACACCTCGCATTGCGGGGTGTTTTTGTATGTGGAGGAGACTATGAATCAAGCAGCCAAAGTAAACTTTGATAATCTCGATATGTTTGGGTTTGAGGGTGTTACAGTCCGAGACCTAGACATGATTCTTTCTTGTAAAGAAAGTAAGGCACGTTGGCCTCATATGATGTTGACCATCTTCTATTTGCTGAGCGATGAGTGCAGCAAGTTGGGGTTGGATGACAAAGTGGCTTTAGTGCTGCTTTCGCGCTTATGTAGAGATACAGGCGGCTTGCAGTATTACTTCCCCAAAGGTGAGGAGCTTGAGAATCAACTACGCAGCATGTATATTTGGCGTGAATTTAACGGCAGGAATGTTCCTGAGTTGGCGCTAAAATATAATTTGTCTACACAAAACATTTATGCAGCCATCCGCAAGATGAGAAAACTAGAGCTACAGAAGCGACAACACCGCCTCTTCTAACTTAGAGCAACGCTCGATAATTCATAAACTCACCCCACAAAAAGCACAATCAATTCAACAAATGTCTGAACGGGTTGTGCTTTTATGTTTACCGAATTCCCCTTTTCTACCGCTGGCTACTCGCCTGAATTTTGCCATGCTGTGCTGTTCGTGCTGACTGCTGAAGGCGGTTTGCGTGATGATGGCGGCTACGTTAACGACCCAACAGACAAGGGCGGCGAAACGAAATACGGCATCAGCAAGCGCGCCTTCCCTAATGTCGATATCAAATCCCTCACCATGGATGACGCGGTAAAGATTTACCACGACAACTACTGGAAGCCTGCGTTCTGTAATGAATGGGCAGGCCCTGTCGCGCTGCTAACGTTTGATAGTGCAGTACAACACGGCGTGAAGCCTGCCATTAAAATGCTGCAAGAGTGCGCCGGAATTGCAGGTAAAGGCGTAGATGGATTGGTGGGTAAAGACACTCGCGCCGCCGTTCACGCTTGTGATGTGGAATACCTCGCCGCCCGTTACGTTCTGCGCCGCTCTCTATATTACGCACGCATCATCAAGAACAATCCAAGCCAAGTGCGCTTTATTGAAGGCTGGCATAACCGCCTAGTGCATTTGCTGAATGCGGCATGGGAATGCCAGTAATGAAGCGCCAAAAGAACTCAGAGTTCGCTTATGCCAAGGGGCGCGAAATGCGCCTTGCGGCTGAAAAAGAAAGCTATGAAACAACTCGGCTTTCTTCAATGGTTCCTTTCCAAGCGCCATTTTTCTCACACGATGCCACGCTACAAAGCTTTTTCAATAAAGGCTGGAGCAGCGTCACCGCGTGTGAGGTTCGATTGCACCTAGGCATTGATAAGCCTGAATCCGGTGCTGACCTACTTTCTAAAATTCGGAGATTCAGAGAATGCCTATCGCAATCCCAGCGCTAGCGGCGCTCGCCCTTGAAGTGGGGCCTTCGGTCATCCGTGGTATTTCAAGCCTGTTCGGCGGCAATGACACCGCCAGCAAAGTGGCCGATGCAGTAGAAGCCGTTGATGGCGCATTGGGCATGAACAAAGGGCAAAAGCAAATCGCCTTAACCCGTGAGCTGCAAAGCTTTCCGCCAGAAGCCTTGGTGGATCTGGAGCGCATCAAGGTGGAGATGGAGCGAGAAATCACCCGCCGCCAAGAGCTTGCGCTGCAAGACAAGCAAGCCGAACACCACGAAACGCAAGAAACAATCCGCGCAGGCGACAAAGCCGAAGACCCATACATTCGCAAAACTCGCCCACTGATGGCGCGCCAATCCTTCTGGGGGATGATCCTTTACATCTTTCTTTTTGAAGGCCTTAAAGCCTTCGTGCCAGGTGCAGAAGGTGCAGACGCTTGGATGGCGCTAACCATTGGCACGCCAGCCTTTGCTTATCTTGGTTTGCGCACCGTGGATGGATTCGCGAAATACCCCAAAGGCAGCGGCCACAAAGCCACCTCCGCAGTGGTGGATGCCATTAAGGGGCGTCAATGAGCGATCTGTTTGATAAAGCCCAAGAGCGTGATCAGGAATTCCTTGCCTTAGCCTTAAACAACCATCACGCAGCACGGCGCAATATGATTCAAGAGCAGCCAGATGAAGATGAAGAAGGCAATCGCTACTGCCTAAGTTGTGGTAGCGAAATACCCAAAAGAAGAATAGAAGCTCAGCCGGAGGCTGTGCGGTGCGTCAGTTGTCAGTCTAGAAAGGAGCCACATTGATGGTGGAGTGGTTAAAAGAATATTGGTTCTTAATTTGGGCTTTCTGGCTAACGGCAACGCAATTGATCGTGTTGTTGTTGGCAAAGACCTTTGTCCGAAAAGAGGCCATGGAAGAGATGAAGGAACGCATGACAACGCTTGAAACCAAGGTTGAGCACATGCCAACGGATGAAGATGTCACTCAGTTGAGGCTAGAACTGGCAGAGGCGCGCGGAGAGTTAAAAGAACTTCGCGCTATGTTGCAACCAGTTAATCACTTGTCTCAGCTCCTTTTAGAACAACGTTTAAAAGATGATAAGTAGAGGTTTACATGTCATTTAAAGAGCTTTTAACCGAAGACCAGCGACTGGTTATTTTGCGCTCTCTGCATGAGATGCATGGCTATGAAGCAAACGAATCGATCATTGATTCGTGTCTTGATGCTTACGGCCACAAAATCAGCCGTGATGTGGTTCGCACCCATTTGTTTTGGTTGCAAGAGCAAGGCCTAGTGTCACTGCGTGATGTGGGCGATTGCCAAATTGCGCGCCTTACTGGCCGTGGTGAAGACGTGGCAACGGGTCAAGCCGTTGTGCCAGGTGTTAAACGCCCACGGGCATAGGAGCAAGGCGTATGCAAGTTGCCAGTAACCGCAAAAGCAAAGTTGAACTGCTGCCGGAAGAGATCCGCAATACGCTGAATGTCTTTATCCGCAGCGGCAACATGACGCAGAAAGACATTCTGGAAGCGGTCAATCAAATGATTGATGACGCAGGCTTGGGCGATGATGCCAAGCTAAGCCGCACAGGGTTTAACCGTTACGCCAAGCGCATGGAAGATATGGGCCAACGCTTGCGCCAGTCTCGCGAAGTCGCGGAAGTGTGGGTTTCTAAGCTTGGTGAAGCACCAACCAGTGATGTCGGTAAGCTGCTGCAAGAGTTCGTGCGCACTATGGCGTTTGAAACGTCCATGAAAATGATGGAAGCCGCCGAAGGTGAAGAAGGCGAAGTGATCTCACCCAAAGCGCTCGGCCAGTTAGCCTTGGTGGTGCAGCGCATCGAAACCGCCGCCATGACCAGCATGAAGCGCGAGAAAGAGATTCGCGCCGCGTTCGCTGCTGAAGCCGCAGAGGCCGCTGAGAAGATTGTTAAGCAAGCAGGTATTTCGGCGGATACCGCCACCGATATCAAAAACCAAATCTTGGGGATCGCGTAAATGAACTATGAATTCCGCGAACAAGATGTGCTGCTGCCTTACCAGAAGCGATGGATTGCTGATGAATCTCCGCTAAAGATTGCGGAGAAAAGCCGCCGGACGGGTATTACTTGGGCGGAAGCGGCCGATGCTGCGCTCACGGCTTCTAAGTCAAAGGCCGCAGGTGGCACTCACCATTTCTATGTGGGCTCCAATAAAGAGATGGCGCGCGAATTCATTGATGCGGTAGCGATGTGGGCTAAGGCGTTTAACTATGCGGCGCAAGATGTTCAGGAAGAAGTCTTTCTCGATGACGATGGCAACAAAGAAATCTTAACCTTTGTGGTCTATTTCGCTTCTGGCTTTAAGGTGCAAGCGTTATCCAGCAACCCTTCTAACCTGCGGGGTATGCAGGGCTGCGTAACCATTGACGAAGCCGCATTCCATGAGCGGCTTGCAGAAGTGCTCAAGGCCGCGTTGGCTTTAACCATGTGGGGCGCAAAGGTGCGCCTTATCTCTACCCATAACGGGGTGGACAACCTATTTAACCAGCTCATTCAAGACAGCCGCGCAGGCAAGAAGCGTTACTCGATCCATACCATCACGTTGGATGATGCCTGCCGCGATGGTCTGTATAAGCGTATCTGTCAGGTCAAAGGCAAAACATGGACGCAAGAAGCCGAAGACCAATGGAAGCGTGATCTGCTGCGTGACACCGCCACCGAAGAAGATGCGCTGGAAGAATACTACTGTGTGCCGAAGAACGGCGGCGGCGCATACATTAGCCGTGGTCTTCGTGAGCGTGCGGCGCGGCTGGAAGAGGCTCCGGTGATTCGCTTTACCGGAAGCGCAGCATTCAACAATGCAGGCGAAGCCGAGCGCATGCGCACCATGCAAGAGTGGCTAGTGGAGAACGTTGGCCCACAACTGCAAACCTTGCCGAAAGGGTTGCGCCATGCTTTTGGTGAAGACTTTGCCCGTAATGGTGACTTAACGGTGATGGCTCCCATCACAGTGCATGATGACACCAAGCGCACCGTGCCTTTTTTGCTTGAGCTTTCCAATGTGCCATTCAAGCAGCAAGAGCAAGCGCTGTACTACATTTGTGATCGGCTTCCGCGCCGTGATGGCATCAAGCTCGATGCGCGCGGCAACGGCCAGTACCTCGCCGAGCAAGCGCGTTACAAGTACGGCGCAGAGGTGGAAGAAGTCATGCTCTCTGTCGCCTACTACCGTGAGAACATGCCGCGCTTTAAAGCGGCCTTTGAAGATGATGAGCTTAGCCTGCCTAAGCATGAAGATGTGATCACCGACCTTGGGCAAATCCAAATCTATCGTGGTGTGCCTGGCATCGATGACAGCCGAACCAAAGGCAGCGATGGCAACAAGCGCCACGGTGATAGCGCGGTGGCTATCTTCCTTGCTTATCTCGCTTCTAAAGCCGATATCACCCGTTACGAACTGCACACCATCAAAGCGAATGCCGATGAAACACAGCGCCGCTTCTTTGGCACAGCAGAAGAAAACAACCGATTTGACGACATGCCGCACGCCAGTGATCTGCGCGGCAAAGGAATTCGACTATGAGTATTCAATTTCTCGACGCTCGCGGCCAGCCACTCAAAGCCGACAAAACCGTACTCGCCGAAGACATTGCCCGTGCTTACACCACGGGCGTGCGCAACCCACGCCCTACCAGTGTGGCCTCAACCATTACGCCGCAGCGCCTTGCAGGCGTGCTGCGTAGCGTGATTGATGGCACAGACCCAGAAGCGTACATGACGCTCTCGGAAGAAATGGAAGAGCGAGATCTGCACTACGCGGCACAGCTTAGAACTCGTAAGCTCGCCGTGGCAGCAATTGAGCCAAGCGTGGAAGCCTACAGCGATGAAGCCAATGATGTGCTGATGGCAGAGCGCGTGCGCGAAATTATGTCAGATGATGCAATTCCTGAACTGCTGTTTGATTTGCTTGACGGAATAGGCAAAGGGGTTTCTGTTGTGCAAATCCTTTGGAACACAAAGTCTATTCCTTGGAAGCCTAGCGATTACAAATGGGTTGACCCTCGTTACCTGCGCCAAGACCAAGAAACCCTAGAGCAGATCCTGCTGATTAGTGATGATGCCCCAACGGGCGCGCCGCTAGAGCCTTATAAGTTCATCGTGCATACGCCTCGCTCCAAATCTGGCAGCGTGTGGCGCAATGGCCTAGCGCGCTTAGTGGCCGTGATGTACATGCTCAAATCGTTCACCGTGCGCGATTGGTGGGCGTTTGCCGAAGTGTTCGGCATTCCTGTTCGGGTCGGTAAGTATGGCGCGAACGCGAGCGAAGGTGATATCAGCACGCTGATTAATGCCATTGGCCGCATCGCCAGTGATGCGGGTGCGGTGATTCCAGAGTCAATGAAGATTGACTTGATCGAAACGGCCAAAGGCAATGGCGGCGACACGCTGTTTGAAAACATGGCGCGTTGGTGTGATGAGCAGATTTCAAAAGCCGTACTCGGCCAAACCATGACCGCCGACAATGGCAGCTCTCAATCTCAAGCAAATGTTCACAACGAAGTGCGGATTGATATTGCCAAGTGGGATGCGCGCCAACTCGAATCTTGCATCAATGAATACTTGGTTAAGCCTTACATCATCCTCAACTGGGGTGTGCAAGAGCACTACCCGAAAGTGCGCATCAAAGTACCAGAGCCAGAAGATCTCAAGGTTCTGGTCGATAGCTTAACGCCACTGATTGACCGTGGCCTGCGCGTGAGCGCTTCATCCGTGCGTGATAAGTTCGGCCTGACTGAGCCAGAGAGCGAAGAAGAAGTTCTGGTGCCTATGGCACAAGCCTCAATGCAGCCTCTAGAGGTTGGCCTAAACCATTCGCAAGGTATTGCGATCAACCGCATCAGCCAAAGCGTAGACGCGGAGATTGATGCGATGACCGATGAAGCCGTCAGCGAATGGGTGGAAACTGGCGAAGAGTTTATGAATCCGATCTTAAAGCTCGCCAAAGACTCGGCCAGTTATGATGCGTTCTTGGCTGGCCTGCCTGCCTTGCAAGCTGAACTCAGCGAGGGTGAGTTTGTTGAACAGATGGCGAAGCTGATGTTTCAAGCTCGCGGGTTAGGAGATGCGCGCGATGCCTAATTTTTGTTCTTTTAATTTGGCTTTGATTGCGATTTCAGCGTTTCACTTTGTGTATGCGTTCTTGCTAATGAGTTTGGTTTTTAACTGGTGTCAGTATGCCTAAAAACATTGTGCCCAAAGAGTCGCTGGAATGGTTCAAGCGCAAAGGCATTAAGCCAAGCTTTGACTACCGTGACGTGTGGAAAGAGGAACACGCCAACGCTTTCACCGTAGCCAAAATGCTCAATGCCGATTTGCTGGTTGAGGTGAAGCAGTTGGTTGAGCAGGCCATTGCCGAAGGTCAAACCTTTGAACAGTTCCGAGATCTGCTCAAGCCGCTGCTGGTGAAGTCTGGGTGGTGGGGCGTGCAAGTGATGGATGATCCACTCACCCAAGAATCAAACCCTGTTCAATTGGGCAGTGAAGGCCGTTTAAAAACCATTTACCGCACCAACATGCGCACCGCTCGCTCCGCAGGCCAGTGGGAGCGCATAGAAAAAACCAAGCGCGCCATGCCCTATTTGCTCTATCAGCTGGGGCCATCGCGTGAGCATCGGCTTGATCATGTGCGGCTCAATGGTGTGCTGCTGCCAGTGGGTGATCCATTTTGGGCGCAGTTTATGCCGCCCAACGGCTGGGGCTGTAAGTGCTGGGTTCGGCAAGTGTCAAAGCGGGAAGCTGAAAAGCTGATCGCTGAAGGCAAGGTGAAAACCTCCGCGCCTGATACGCCAAACAAGCAATGGGTAAACAAACGCACCGGAGAGGTGGAAGTGTTGCCCGAAGGCATTGAGCCGGGTTGGAACTACAACCCAGGTAAGAAACGAGAGCAAGCGCTGAGTGATGATTTGCAAGCCAAAGAGACGCGCTTGAATGAAACCTTAAAACAGTAAGAGGAACGGTCATGGCTACCACAGCAGTGAAAATAGTCTCCAGTGAATACCGCCAAATCAACGTAGGGTTGAAAGGCGTGTTTGTGAATCGCGGAGCAGGAAACGCGCAAATGCTGGTTGCAGAAACGCAGCCAGCAGCAGCCACCGAAGGCGACCCAATGCTAGCGCAAAAACGTTATGTGTATGAGCTAACAGGCAGTGAGCTGGTTTGGGCTAAAACCAACAGTGGTGAAACCACGGTAGGAGTAACGCCTGCATGATCTATGAAGCCCCCTTAACTTCAGATTCAGGCGCGCCTCGCCATAAGAGCGAAGTGTTGTTTGACTTTTCCGTATCACCTTTGGTGTTCACGCAGGGGGTGGCATACAACTTGATTGACCGCATCAAAGCCACAGCGCCTGTGTTCGGTAGCTTGCTGCCGTTCTTTGATACAGCGGCCAATCTGCTGCGCAGTTTTAACGATGACGCCAGCTTGCACTTTAAAGCAAACTTTATCGGTAGCTTTCCAGGCTCTGCGGCAACCCGTTCATTGGAGCTGGATTTCTTAGGCACTGAAGGCAACCGACTGGTGCAGAACCGGAGCTTAGAAGTGGATGAGGATGTGATGACGTTCTCGACTTTCTTCAGTGTCGATAAAAACGGAAACATTGCGACCAATGGCACGGCCATACAAATTCGCGCCAATGGCCGCGACTTTACTTGCACTAAGCTGTTGTTGATCGCAGAGCAAGAAACCTACTCAACGGAGATACTAGGGGGTGGCGCGTGATTTATGAAGAAAGTGGATGCGAGCCAGTCACCTATGTTGAATCAAGTGCATTGCGTTGTGAGCGTCTTTCTCTACCTGCTTCTGAGCTTTACTACCCAAGGTTTGATGGTTTAACGCAATACGCTTTGTTGAATTCGCCTCTGGTTGTTCCAGCAGGTGTTGATTTTGAATTGGAAGTGGCGGTGAGTGGATTAAATCCATCGGCTTACCAATCCATTTTTTCTGGTTCAACGATTGATAACTTCTTTCGGTCTTTGTCCAATGGCGATGGCATCCAAGTTTATGCGGGTGGTTATGTTGTAACATGGTCAACCACAGGCTTTAATCCATCAGCACGTCACGTTTACCTACTCAAGCGTGTTGGTACCACAATATCAATATTGGTTGATGGAGAGGTTAAGGCTACTCGTTCAGGTTCGACTCAAGCGGTTGAAGTTGATCGCTTAATGCGTTCTTGGACTACCTCCTCTTACACTACTGGGTTGCTAGAGTCATTCAAGCTCTCTATCGCAGGCGTGCTATCCAATGCAATCATGTTTAATCAACGCAATCAGAATGTTCAGCAGGCTTCTGTGGGTAGCGTGAATGCAGCGATCATTAACCATACTGAAGCAATGTGGGAGTTAAGTTAATGCGCCAACTCTATGTTTATTTGCCTATGTCATGCATTAGCTTGGTAATGGATGAACAGTTTAAAGATGCAGTCGATATGGACAATGGCTATAAGCTTGGTGTGCTATCGAGCAAGCAATTGGAGGACCTTAAAAATTCGGCGGAGCTTTTTGGATACCGTGTAGTGGAAAAGAACCAAGAAGAAATCTTGGCGGATATGCAAAACCAGGTGAATGATATTTTTCTATGTGAATATGATCTCGCGGTAAGGATTCATGCTCACTTAGTTGGTGATTTGCTGTAACGCTCTCTAACGCGCCAGAAAGCAAAAAGGCATGCAAAGGTATCAATAAAAAAGTTTAAATCAATCTGGCGCGATTTAAACAGGGTTTAAACTAGGTTCGGCGTTGTATTTTTGGTTGGCTTTTGCGTTTCGCTTGCCAACCTGTTTTTTTGCGGTAATCTTAACCACGCTTTTCTCCCCTCCCAAAACGTATCCCAACCCTATCAATTTGAGCAACTGCCGTTATTTCGGCTCGGTTGTCGCATTGGCGCATTCTTACTTCACCAAAACAAGTTCATATCAACCGACCACCAAGGAGGTTGTTATGTAGTGCTTATAAACCGGAGTAATCAATGGCTAATTGTCTTACTGCCCTTTGTTTCAACATGGCAAATGTGGATGCTGCCACCGCAGGTGTTTGGCTTCCGCTTATTCCGGCCGGAACATTTCAAGGGATTGATGGACGCACTTGGAACAACTCCAACCCTAACGCCATTATCCAGCGCTTCACTAAAAAGCGCCCATTCGATGTAGAACATTCAACCCATATCAAAGCGCCAAACGGTGAGCCTGCACCCGCTTACGGCTGGATCACGTCACTGGAAAATCGCAACGGCGAGATTTGGGGGTTTGTGGAATGGAATGCCGAAGGCCGAGAAATGATTGAGGAGAAGAAGTACGCCTTCTATTCCCCAGCGTTCGGTCACGATAAGGAAAACGGTTTTATCTACACCATCGAAAGTGCAGGTTTGACCAACAATCCCAACCTAAATGTACCCGCCCTCAACCGACAAGAGGAAAACGAAATGAAGCTATCACAGCTTATTGCCGCTGCGCTTGGCTTGGCCGAAACCGCAACCGAGCAAGACGCGGTAATCGCAATCAACTCTCTGAAGTCAGAGAAAGACATTGCGCTTAACCGTGCATCAAACATTGATCTCAATGTGGCCGTGCCTAAAGAAACCTATCAGCTAGCACTTAACCGCGCTGAAACTGCCGAGAAAGCATTGAAGGCCATTCAGGATTCTGAAATTGATGCGCTGGTAGAAGATGCGATCAAGGCTGGCAAAGTTGCCCCTGCGAACAAAGAAATGTTCCTCGGCATGTGTCGTGCGGAAGGTGGCATTGAGCAGTTCAAGAAGTTTGTTGAAACCGCGCCAGCGATTGCGAATAGCGATCCTAAGAAGAAGTCGGCAGTGGTGAATGCAGAAGGCGAACTGTCTGATGAAGAAATGGCGCTTTGTCGAGCTGCTGGTGTTACACCAGAGTCTTGGAAAGCCAACCGTAAACACAAAATCACTTACTAATTAGGAGCTGAAAAATGGCTTTTACTGAAGCGCAAATTATTGAAGCCCTGACGGTTGGCAGTAATGCCGCATTTACCGAAGGCTTGAGTGTTGTTACCCCTCAATGGGACAAGATCGCGACTAAAGTTCCGAGTTCTGGAAGCTCAGAGTTTTACGGATGGCTGAAAGATTTACCAGGTATCGAACTTTGGGCGGGCGATCGTCAGCTGAAAGAACTGGGTTCGCACGGCTATGCGATCAAAAACGAAACCTACGAAGCTTCTGTCACTATCAAACGTGAAGATTTGGAAGATGACAAGATTGGTAAGTATTCCGTCTTGGCTCGTGCTTGGGGTCGTGAATCTGCCGTTTTCCCTGATATGCATTGTTATAGTTTGTTGGCCGCAGGTTTTACCACTTTGTGCTATGACGGCCAAAACTACTTTGATACCGACCACCCACTAGAAACCACTCCTGCCACTACGTTCTCAAACGTGATTGGTGATCCGTCAACGGATTCGGGTTCTCCGTGGTTCCTGATTGATGACATGCAAATCATTAAGCCAATCATCTATCAAGAACGCCGCCCTCTCGTTTTGCAATTTGTGGGCGCAACGTCTGAGTACGCTTGGTTTAACAACATGGTGGCTCAAGGCGTGGATGGCCGTGCAGGCTTCGGCTTCTCTTTCCCTCAGATCGCGATTGGTTCTAAAGCTGATTTGACGGAAGCGAACTTTGAAGCGGCCAAAGTGAAGCTGGCAAGCATGAAGAAAACCAACGGCACTCCTCTGGGAACAATGGCAACCAAGCTGATTGTGGGTCCTTCCAATGAAGCGGCTGCTCGCAAGATCATTTCTCGTGAGTTCTTGGATAACGGTCAATCAAACATCTACTTCAATAACGTAGAGATCGTGGTTTCCCGTTACCTGCCATAAGGCGATGACGAGCTGGCGGTGTTCATTCACCGCCACGTTTAAACCCTGTTTAAAAGGAGTTCACTGTGAGTGAAACAGCCAAAACCCGCAGCCGAAAAAGTGCAACAAAGCCTGCTGTCGAAGGAAGTGATCAGCAAACAGTGGCAGAGAATACCCCCGTTCCTGCGGCGCAAGCCGAACCGGAGCAAGTAGCGAACCCAGAGCCTCCTCAAGCGATGCCAGAGCCACAAGCCTCGGCGGATGAGCAGAAGTCGGAGCAAAATGCGCGGATGACAGGCTCTCAAACGGAAGTGAAGCAAGATGAAGAAGCTAAAGATGAAAGCCCAATGGGCGCTGCTGTGCAGCTATCTGTTCATGCTGGTCGCGATCTCGATATTCGTGGAGCCTTTAAAGTACGCGCTAAATCAGATCAAGGTTTTTGGCGCGCAGGTATTCAGTTTTTGCGCACCAAAGAAACCGTTCTGCTTGTGGTTGACCAAGTGCCAGAAGCCCAGCCTAAAACAGTGGCACAGGAAGATGGCGAACCAGAGCTTGTTCTATTCGTTTCTCCGCAAGCTGCAAAGCGAATCCACGGCGAGCCTAACCTAGTCGTCGAAGTGGTCGAAGTCTCAGACGTTATCGACGTAAGCGATACGGAGTAACCCAAATGGCAATCTACGCAACCAAGCAAGACTTGATTGACCGTGACGAGCAGATGCTTTGGAACTTTGCGATCAACCGCGAAACCGGAGAGCTGAACGACACCTACATCAACCAAGCGCTGGAACAGGCCGACGATGAGATCAACTCATTCTTAGGTCGCCGCTATCAGCTGCCGCTGCCAACGGTTCCAGGCATGTTGAATAAGATTGCCATCATCATCGCGTTTTATTGGTTGGCAGACCGTGATCAGCAGGCCACGAACTTGCTGGAAGAGCGCTACAAAATGCAGCTTGAAACCCTGCGTGAAATCGCCAGTGGTAAACGTGAGTTAGGCCTGCCAACCATTGAAGCGCCAGCCGAAAGCAGCGTTGGCAAAGTGGAACTCATCCAAACCAATGAGCGCCTGTTTACCCGAAACAGCCTGAAAGGAGTGTTGTGATGGGTATCAGCGTTCAAGTCAATGGTACTGAAGAGCTAGCGCGCTTTCAAAAGATGCTGGACGCGCTGAGCAATCCAAAGCTCAAAGAAGAGCTGTTGGATTCACTCGGTGCAGTGGTGGAAAGCCAAACACGGAGACGTATCGCCGATGAGAAAAGTGCGCCTGATGGTACTAATTGGGACTCTTGGAGCAATGGCTATGCCAAGACTCGCAACGGAAACCAGTCTCTGCTGCAAGGTGATGGAGACTTGTTGGACTCCATTCAGTACGTGGTCGAAAAAAATCAGGTTCGAGTTGGGTCGCCATTGGTTTACGCAGGCGTACATCAAGACGGTTTTTCAGGTGCGGTACAAGTGGATGCGCACACGCGCCTTATCACTCAAGCCTTTGGTAAAGCGCTCAAGTTTCCGGTGTATCAGTCGGTCAGTGCGTTCACCCGCATGATGGATATTCCGCAACGTCAGTTCCTCGGCCTAAGCCGAGACAACCAAACCGAAGTCTACGATGTGATCGGTGACTTCTGGCAAGAGGTACTGCAATGAGCACCGCACGCCCGGATTTTCAGTTAGATGGTTCGACGGTTTACGCCACGCAAGAAACCGTCAACTACTTAAAGCCGATCCTTGAAAGCCTGTCGGAACGTCATGTTGACAAGGTGCAAACTATTGAGCGCCACATTGGCCGCTTCAATACAACGGCTGATGTAAAGCGCTGGATGGCCTCGCGTGATGGTGGCATTCGCATTGCGGCTTTGAGCGTGGAGAGTTTTGAGCTTATCGGTGGCCGTTTGGTGGGCTTGGTCAACATGGTGGCTTATGTGTTCACCACTGATGCATGGGGCTATGCCAAAGATACGCGTGCCGAAGTGATCGTAAGTAAGTTAGTGCGTGCCATGGTCGCCAAGAACGCACCGCCCACGGCTTACTCACGGGCGCAAAAGTTCCGAGCCAGTAACCTTTACACATCAACAATAGATGAAATAGGACTGGCTTTTTGGACAGTGGAATGGTCACAGCAGTGGTATCTCGATGTGCCGATTGATCCCACCACATTAGACGATTTCATTACTTTCGGTTTGCGTGGTGAGGTCGCCGAAGGCGCACCAGAAATCGAAGGTGAAGTGCAGTTACCGCAATAGAGGATTGCAAGCAATGGAACAAAACCAAATCAAAGTGAAGCCAGCCAAAGCCTCTGTGCCTGTGCGCAAAGAGAACGGCGAGTTTCTAAAGCAAGAGGGTGAAACCGTCACGCGCTCAGCGTTTTGGGTTCGCCGATTAAAAGACGGCGATGTGGTGCAGGTTGAACAGTCAGCCAAGAAAACCCGCGCTAAAGCGCAAGAGACAGGAGAATAACCATGGCTTTGGGTAACATTCCAAACGATATCAAAACGCCGCTGGTCTATATCGAGATCGACAACTCGCAAGCGTTGAGTGGTACACCAGCCCAAGCGCAAAAGATTCTGGCGCTAGGCATGCAGATTGCCACTGGCACTGCCACAGCGTTAACGCTTAACCGCATCACGGCCAGTGAAAGCCAAATGGATTCACTCTACGGTGCGGGTTCTATGCTTGCTCGCGATCTTAAAGTGCTGCGCAAAAACAACCCGTTCACCGATGTGTATGCCATGGGCGTGAGCATCGATGGCGGAACGCAAGCCAAAGGTGCAATTGTGCCCACTGTGACCACGGCCAAGGCAGGCGTGATCTATCTGCTGATTGCAGGTGAAAGCGTGCAAGTCACAGTGAAAGATGGCGACACGCGTGATGCGATTGTGGATGCTATGGTAGCGAAGATTAACGCCAACACTAACTTGCCTGTTACGGCAGCGAAGATTGGCGATCCGGCTGCGGAGTCGTGCGAGCTGACTTGTAAGTGGGCAGGCATCACAGGCAACGATATTGACGTGCGAATGAACTATTACGATGGCGAAGTGCTGCCAAGCGGCGTAACTCTTACCATCAACCCAATGCAAGCGGGTGCGGGTACGCCAGACATGACGGACGTTATCGCTGCGATCCCTGACGAATGGTATAACCACATCAGCATGCCGTTTAACGACACGGCCAGCCTTAACGCTTTGCGTGATGAGCTGACCACGCGTTGGGGCCCACTCAAGATGATGGAAGCCATCGCCTATACCGCTTACCGTGGCACGTTTGCGGAAACAGGGGCATTTGGTCAAGCGCGTAACGACTTCTTGTTTACCTGCATGGGTACAAACAAAGCACCGCATTCCCCATCGGAATGGGCAGCGGCTTACTGCGGCCAAGCGTCTTACTCTCTGGCGATTGACCCAGCACGCCCACTGCAAACGTTAGTGCTGAAAGGCATTTTGCCTCCTGCGAAATCAGACCGCTGGCCTCAGTTGCCTGATCGCAACCTGCTGCTTGGTGATGGCATTGCGACTTACATGGTCACAGCGGGTGAAGAAGTCGCGATTGAGCGTGAAGTCTCGCTCTATAAAAAGAACAGCTTTGGCGACCCTGACCCAAGTTATATGGATATCACCACCCCTGCGACCTTGGGCTATCTGCGCTACTCGCTCAAGGTGATGGTCACGAACCGGTTCCCACGCCATAAGCTGGCGAATGATGATGTTCTTGACAAGTTGGAAGTTGGTCAGCCAGTGGTAACGCCAAAGCTAATGCGTCAAGCGATTATTGACCTTGCCACCACGGATTGGGTGCCAAAAGGTTTGATGGAAGACTTGGCAGGCTTTAAAGAAACGCTGAGTGTTTCTCGTGATATTAGTGACGAGAACCGCCTGAACTGCATCTTTAAACCGGACTTGGTGAACCAGCTACGTGTGTTCGCTGCCCTTGAACAATTCAAGCTTTAATGGAGTAAACAATCATGGCAAATGTGCTGGGTGAAGTGGTTATCCGTTCAAACGGTAAACAACTGAAAACGAAAAAAGGCTCAACCCTCAATCCGGGCGGTTACACCTATACGGATCACATGGGACCGGGTCGCTCTTGGGGATCATCTCGCGAGTTCTCCACGCCAACGATTCAAGTCGTTATTACGGCAGCGGAAGATGTGGATGTGCTGGAAATCAATGCCATTCGCAACGCAACCCTGACGTGGGAAGGTGATAACGGCATTGACTACATGATGACGGGCTGCTCACCGCAAGCGCCATTCACAGTCAGTGATTCTGGTGAAATCACTGGAACCTTCCGTGGTGAGAAGGTGGAGCGCATCTAATGGCGATCATGACGTTCAATCTCGAACATGGCTTTAAGGTGGGTGAAAACACCCACTTTGAAGTGGGGCTGCGTGAGTTGGCATCAGGCGATTACATTGACGCCCAATTAGCGGCTGAGAAAGTGATCGTGCATGAAGGCAAAGCCGTGGCCTACACCTCTGATGTGATGTATGGCCTTGAGCTGTTGCTGCGTCAAGTGGAGTACATCGGCTCAGTTCAGGGGCCTATTTCGGTTAAAGATTTGCGCCGCCTCCATCAAGATGACTTCAAGCTGCTGCAAGAAAAAGCCACCGAGCTGGACGCTTTGATCGCGGAGGAACTGGCCGCACGGGGGCGATCTTAAACTGATGGCCGAGGTAGCTGAGGGCTTGCAGCTTGCCCTCAGTAGCCGCTTCCCCATCAGTGTGACACAAGCAATGCCACTTCGCAGGCTGCTGCGCATCTACAATAAGCTGAAGGATATGCACAATGGCCCAGCAACTTAAAACAGACATCATCCTCAACCTCGCGGGTAACCTCGCAGCCAAAGCCAAGCAATATGGCGCATCAATGAGCGACTTCGCACGCAAGAATGAGCGTGCCATGACTCTACTCAAAACCTCAGCAGATGCCGCAGGGCGCGGCATTGACTCACTTGGCAACCGCTATGTTGGCCTTGCTACCGCTTTTGCCACAGGAACTACAGTAAGAAATATCGGTAAGTTCGAAGCTCAGATGACTCGAATTGGCACTGATGCAAAGTTGACGAGTGAACAAGTTGATGCGTTATCAAAATCAATATTGAACATCGCCAACCAAAAGGATATTCGCATTGATTACACCAACCTTGCGTCAGCCGTTGATACGGTGCTTGGTAAATCTGGTGATCTGGAATTTGTTAATGAAAACCTAGCGAACATGGGTTTGTTCATGCAAGCGTTCGGTGTTGATGCACAAACGACAGGTGCAATATTCGCTCAGTTCCGAGAGAAGGGTGTTCGTGATGCCGAAGAAGTGATGAAAACAATTGATGATCTATATGGTCAGTTTGCTATCGGTAGCGTGAGCGTTAAGGAATTGGCGGAAGTATCAGCTCAATTATTTTCTACATATCAAGGTGAAGGTCGTGATGCAATCAAGCAGATGGGCGCTCTGCTCCAATTGTTTACTAAAACGAAAGGCAATGCTAATGAAGCTCTGACTTCAATTCAGGGTGTGTTTGCCGCTTTCAATGATAAAAAGAACATAGAGTTTTTGGATAGGCAGGGAATTGAAGTTTTTAAGAAAGGTACGACAGAAGTCAGGAAGCCAGTTGAATTATTTTTAGAAGTATTGGATGCAGCAAAAAATAGCCCGACAAAACTATCAGACGTATTCGATAGCAACTCAATTGAAGGCTTGGCATCGTTATATGACGTAAAAAATAAAGACCTTATCAAACAAATGACGGCTGAGGTTGGTAAGTCAGGGGATACCCAAATAGCAGCTGCAAAAAATGCCGCGACCCTAAATTCAGCGATGACCTCTCTGAATAATAGCTTCAATAAGTTTGCCAATCAGCGCTTGGCCGAGCCGATTCAAGAACTCGCGGATGCGATCAACTCAGTCGATGATGAAACCATTCAGAACTGGCTCAAGTGGGGTGAAACGGCACTTTGGGTGGTCGGTGGTTTAGTTGCGGCCAAGAAAGGCTTGGACATGGCCGCGACGATTAAAGACGTGTTCGGTAAAAAGCCCGGTGCAGGCGGTGCAGCAGGTGGCGGTTTCGCGGATTTGGGTGTAATGCCCGTGTACGTAGTGAACATGCCAGGTGGTGGTATGGGCGGTGATGTGCTCGATGGTTTAGGCGGTGATGGAAAGCCAACGGGCAAGCCAAGTTCCAAGTCAAAGTGGCCGTCTATTTTTTCAAAGCAGAATCTCGCGGCCATCGGCACGATTGGTTATGCCAGCACCATGATCCCAGAGTGGTCTCCTATCGATGTTCGCCGTGCATCAGAGGTGGATCGCACAGGCTTGCCGGAAAGCTTTGTTCCTGCACCTGGATTGCTCGACGTGTGGGATGAACTCAAAGGCCTATTCTCTGGCTCAAGTAATGGCTCAATGGCTGGCAATAGTTACATGGCAGGCCAAACGGGTGGCGAGATGAAATTAAAAGTGGAAGTGTCTGATGACCGCGTAAAAGTGACGCCTACTTACCTTCCGAAAGGTTTCACCATTGACCCAGATATGGGCGCAAATTAAAGGGGCGATAAATGGCATTTGAAGATCGTTTAACAGCCTCATTTCGTGGGGTTGAATTTCTACTCGAAGAGGCAGAAGGCAACAGCGGACGCCGTGCTATCCCCCACGCTTACCCAAAGCGTGAAAGTGGCTGGACAGAAGACAACGGCAAAGTGCTCACTAATGAGCGCATCACAGGCCGCTTGGTGGGTGATGATTATGTTCAGCAGCTTTCTGCACTACTCGAAGCACTCAACCAAGTTGGCCCAGGTGAATTGATTCACCCGTGGTTTGGCGTGCGCAAAGTTCAAGTTGGCGCGGTATCTCACCGTTTGGTTAACCGCATCGATGGCACCGTTACGGTTAGCTTTGAGGTGTTTGAAGTCGGTGAAAACCTCTTTCCAAGCAGCGCTCTGGATACAGCCAAGAAACTCGAACAAGAAGCCAGTAACGCCCAACAAGCGGCTGAGCAAGCATTCGAAAAAGCCTATGACCCATCCGCTATCGAAGGCATTGGCGATATGGTTGACCAGTTTCTTGATGATTTGGATGAGTTTACCCGTGGCCTGCCCTCGTTGCCGAGTGAGCTAAGAGAGTGGGCTGATCGCTTACAGCGCGCCAAGGATTCGGTTGGTAAGCTGCTCGCGTATCCAGGAGAACTGGCGCGTGAAGTGATGGGACTACTTGAAGATGTGAAAAACGTAGTCAAAGACCCTATTCGCTCTCTCGATGTGTACAACAACGTCGAGCAGCGCTGGGAAGGTATGCGCGCGGAGCTGGCCGTGACGGGTGGCTTGTCTCGATCTATCGTGAGCGAAGATGGCCGCGCCAGTTCAGTGCCTGGCATTGCTAACCCACAAAAAGAAGCCGCCGTGCTTGCCAATGCAGAGTCATTCAAAACCTTGGCGCTGCGTTCGGCAGCCGTCGGCAAAGCATCGGCCATTTCACAGTCAGATTACACCTATTCACTGATTGATCAGGTGGAAGTGATTGCCTCTCTCACTGGCTCTGAGCGTAATGCCATCTTCACGGGTCAGCAGCTAAAGGCGATCGGCTATCAGCTTGCGGCACGCTTGGCTGAGCTGGCAGCGGATGCGGTTGAAGCGGGTGACTCCACATTATGGCGATCATTGCGTGCGCTTCGTCAGGCCTTGCTACTCGATACGCGTGATCGGGCGGAAAAGCTGCCGCAGTTAAGCGTCTACCAACCAACCACTACTGTCCCAGTAGCACTGGTTGCATGGCGTGAAGCGGGCGATACCGAATACCGGAACGCTATTGTGCGCCGTAATGGCTTTGCCAATCCAGCCTTTATTTTGCCAAGCCAAAACGTGGAGGTGATCAGTGAGTGATGTTGTCACCCTCCGCGCAGGCGGCAATCTGTATCAAGGTTGGACAAAAATCAGCGTGACTCGCTCGCTTGAGGCGATGTCAGGCGCGTTTGATTTGGAGCTGACTTACAAGTGGCAAGGTTCATCCGATCGTTACCGCGCTTTCATGGAGCCAATCCAACAAGGCGCGCCTTGCATTGTGGAGATTGGAGGAGACCGAGTGATAACCGGTTATGTGGATGACTGGGTGCCAAGCTATGACGATAAGCAAGTGATTATCTCCGTCTCTGGTCGAGATAAAACCTCAGACCTGATCGATTGCTCAATCGTCTATCCTTCAGGCCAATTCGCTAATCAGGACTTGACGCAAATTGCTCGCACCGTTTGTCAGCCATTCGGTATCAAAGTCATCGTTAATACGGATGTTGGCGCGCCATTCCAGCGCATTCAAATTGAGCAAGGTGAAACACCTTATGAGCTGCTGAGCCGCTTAGCGCGTCAGCGTGGTGTGTTACTGACCAGTGATGCGTTCGGCAACCTTGTGGTCACTCGCGCAAGCAAACAGCGTGCTGGCTTCTCTTTAGTGCTTGGTCAAAACGTCAAAGCAGCGCGTGGCCGTTTTAGTTGGCGTAACCGTTACAGTAACTTCATTGTCAAGGCGAGCGGCGCAGCGTTCGGCCAGTGGGATTCCTCTCCAGCGCAAACCGTGGGCGGAATAAAAGCCGAAGTCAAAGACGTAGAGATTGGACGCTATCGCCCGATGATTATCGTCAATGAAGAGATCACCACCGCCGAAGGTGCAGCGCGCCGTGGTCAATGGGAACGTCAGCGCAGCGTTGGCCGTTCTAATACAGCGGAATACACCGTGGTGGGTTGGCGAGTGCCAGAGACAGGTAAAGTATTCGATTTCAATCAAATCGTACCCGTGCGCGATGACATTCTTGGATTGGATGAAGACATGCTGATCAACACCATCATGTTCAGTGAAGATGACGGTGGCCGAGCGGCAGTGATTGGCGTGGTTCGCCCAGAGGCATTGGATATTCCACCGCAAATCGAGAAAGAAAGCTCAGTAGGAGGTTCGTGGTGAACGAGTTGGCGAAACGTTATATAGATAAGATGATGATGCCGCTTCGCCGCCGCATTTATTCTATGGTAGGCCGCGCCCTAGTAACGGGAATTGTTGAGGGTTTACAGCGCCAAAACCTACAGCTTCAAATCGAGAATGACGAAGCGGTGGATGATATCGAGCGCTTCCAAAACTACGGCATGACCTCCTACCCACCCGTGGGCAGTGAAGCTGTGGTAATAGCGCTCAAAGGTAGCCTAGACCAGCGCGTGGCCGTGGCGGTAGAGAAAAAAGATTTAAGACCAAAAGGTGAGCAAAACGATGTGATCGTGTATCATGCCGAAGGTCATCAAATCCGTCTTACCTCTAGCGGCCAAATCATCGTCACAGCAACTGACGTTATTTTTGAAGCGGCTAACTCCTTCACTATTATCTCCCCAGAAACTTTGATTCAAGGCCCTTTGCATGTGACAGGTGGAATTTCTACCGACCTTGGGATTTTTGCGACTGGTGGGATTACTTCTTCCAGCGTTGTTGGCGGCTCAGATTTAACCGCAGGCAACATTAGCTATCTAGGTCATAAACACAGAGACGCAGAGAACAGGCTTACAGGTACACCAACACTAGGATAGTTATGAGCAGCATCTTGCTGAACATGTTGGAAAACACTGGAGTCATCATCGAGGGCGAAGTTCCTGAGCAATCAGTAACCGCCCTCGTTTTGATCTCGTTGTTTACTGACGCCAGAGCGGAAAGCTCAGACACCATTCCAGATGGAACCGCAGACCAGCGCGGTTGGCCTGGTGATTCATTTTATGATGCAGCTTGGGGTTCCAAGCTTTGGCTTTTGTATCGAGAGAAGTTAACCACCGATGTGCGCAACCGTGCTGTTAAGTACGCAGAAGACGCGCTGGCATGGATGACGAAGGACTCAGGCACTGGAAAGCTTGCCAAGAGCGTGACGGTTGAGGGTTCAATCCCAAGGTTTCAAACCTTGGCCTTAACTATCACGATTACAAAGCCAGACGAAACCGAGCTGACTTTAACTGTATCCAAACGATGGGAGGCGCAAAGTGCCCTATAGCACTCCAACGCTACGACAACTGATTGATACGGGTTTAATCGACATTGAAACCTCGTTAGATCAGGTGCTGCCAAAATTCGGTGTTGAGCAAGCGCTTAACGTGGCCGTCAGTGGCGCGATTCGTGACCTCTATGACTACAATAGCTGGATTGTTCGCCAAATCATTCCAACGTCAGAGAGCGACGACCAAACCATTATTGATACGGCGCGCACTGAGGGTGTGATCCGCAAACTGGCCTCTGCTTCGGCAGGGCCTGTCACTTTCACAGGCAATGCACCCATTCCGGTTTCCACTGTGATGACGCATCAAGATGGGCGCTCATATCGAGTGACCTCATCGGCTGCGCCATCCGCTGGCTCTGTGGTGGTGCAAATCCAAGCCGAAGAAACGGGCGCGAGTTACGACTTACCAGCAGGGCAGCAGCTTACCCTTGCGCAAGCTGTGCCAGGTGTGCAGCCTGTCGGACTTACAGGTGAGATTTCAGGCGGTGCCGATATTGAGCCTGTTTCTCAAGTGCTAGAGCGCTTGCTGTTTCGCAAGCGTAATCCGCCAATGGGTGGCGCTCCGCATGACTACGTGGCGTGGTGCCGCGAAGTCGCAGGCGTTACGCGCGCGTGGGCGGTAGATTTTTATCAAGGCCCATCAACGGTTGGTTATGCGTTCGTGTTTGATAATCGCGCCAGCATTTTGCCCACCGTGACCGATAAGCAAGCCATGCAGCAATACATCTATCGTCACTCCGATCCTGCAACCGGAACGGATGTGGGTCGTCCGGCTGGCATTGAAGCGATTGATATTCCTCTTACGCTCAAAGTCACCAATCTAAGCATTCAGTTGACGCCAGATACCGAAGAGAACCGCACCGCTGTACAAACTAACCTCGATGCTTACTGGCGTACTTTGTCGCCTGGTTCAACTTTGGTGTTGAGTAAAGTGCGCACGGCCATCGGTGAAGTCGATTCAGTGAGTGACTATATCCTCGATTTGTCTGCGGATGTGCCATCCGCCGCCGAAGAACTGCACGCGCTAGGAGTGATCACATGGGCCACTCTGTAGAGCAATGGTCAAACTCAATCATGCAGCAAATGCCGCGCGGGGTGATTTGGCAGCGTGAAACGACTTTAGATCTCTATAAGTACGCCGCAGGGTATGCGCCACGCCTTGAAGCCGCAGAAATCAGTGCTGAAGGATTGCTGTTTGAAATGCGCCCAGAAACCACGCTGCAAATGCTGCCAGAGTGGGAAGATTATTTAGCCCTTCCAGAGTGTAATGCAGGTAAGCAAACGATCGAATCACGCCGTGCGGCAGTGGTTGAGAAGTATCACCGCAAAGGTGGCTTGCAGGCATGGAACATTGAAAAGCTAGCGTCAGACCTTGGTTTTGATGTGGAAGTGCAAGAGCTATTTCCTCACCACTGCCTGCGTGGGTGTGACTACCCACTTTATGAAGATAAATATCGCCACATTCTACGCATCTACGTGAAAGGCATAACGCAGGCCTACGCAACCTGTCTAGACGACTGTTTAACCCCGTTAGTATCACAAACCGCCGCCATTCTCGAATGCACGCTGAATCGCTTCAAAATGGCTGGCAAGTATTACGAATATATTTATGAGGAGAGTATCTGATGCACAAGCTACAGAACGGCTCACAAGTTTCAGTAAGACCACAGCGCAAGCCTTTAGTCGGGTTGGGTGGATATTTTTCAGAAAGCAATGAACAAGGCGCACCTAGTTATCCAGGACAAGATTGGTTTAACGACTGTACCGATGAGTTTTTGAACGCACTGGATGAAATGGGCATCACTTACGATCAAGAGCAGCTTGATCACCTAGCTCGCGCCTTTGCTGCCGTCCGTTCCCAAGAGTGGAATGCATTGGTTAATTATAGTGTTGGTGAGCAAGTTCTTTTTTCTGGAAAACGATATTACGCTGTTCAGGCTTCGGGGCCAGATAATGGCGGAGAGCAACAACCAGACCCATCTATTGTCGAATACTGGTTTGAAATCCCTTCTGTGGGAACACGTGCTTTTGAATTCTTGAGTGTTCCTGTAGGCATGGAGCTGGCTTTCGATACACCTCCACCTGCCGATGATCCTCGATTTCGTTTTGTGAAACTTACTGCGGATGATGTTTATAATGGCAGCTTACTGAATAACAAAGTCATCTCTGGCACAGCCCCAAACTTGGTTGTGAAAATGACCATTAGTTCTACATTGTCGCCTATCAACGGGCAGCAAGTGTCGATGCTAAACACGATGGGAGCTATTCATACTCCTGGTTTAACATCTGGCGTGATTATTCAAGATGCGATTCGTAATATAACAGCATCCGTAAAATTAGGATTTAACAATAGAGAAGAAATTGTTGATGCTGACGGGGCCTTCAGTAGTGATTTAACTGGGCCGGTTGGCTCCAACCCTTCCTCCGCTAGAACCGCTGTCTCTACATTAAAGTTTGATGCATCTAGAGTTGTGCCAACGGCGGAGCGTGTACAGGTTTTTAGTGAAAGCCGAGTCTATTACAAGAGGGTTTACTAATGGACAATCCAGAAACTTTACCGAAGTTTTTCGCCTTTGAAGATGCGCTGATGTTGGAGCACGTTGAAGGCGCAATCGAAATCTCCGAGCAGCAGTATAACGATGCCATCGCCGCAAAAATGGCAGGCCGACAAGCTTTTGTGCGTAATGGTGATCTAATCATTTTTTCTGGCGTCATTGTTAAGGCATGGAATAAATTAACTAGACAGCTAAAAGAGTTTGATGAGTTTGATGTAATTCCAGAAGACTACACGCTTATTGAGCCAGTGGGTGATGTTGTTTGGGATGAGGCTAAATGGGTCGAGCGTATTAAGTCGCCTCAAGAGCTTGTACAAATCGAGCATCATTGGGTTCTTACTGAACTTGCTAATGTTCAAATTGAGCTAATGTATCACTGGACCGATGATCAACGCGCAACATCCACTTTGGATGCGTGGAAGTTATACGCAAGACAGCTCCGAGACTACACCACTACCGACGAACAAGGCACACCATCAATTCGCGGTGAATCACGCCCTGTAAAGCCGATTTAA